GTTGTATCAGCCATTTTTCACCTCTTATGCGGCCTCTTGCCACGTTGTTGAATTATCTGCAACTACAGTCCATGTCTCTGACGTATCAGAGATTGGAGTCCAAGTCTCTGATGTATCAGGAACTGCTCCCCATCCGAATCCAATCAATGTGCCTACGGAGCAAGCAGTCTGTACGCCAATTATCGCAACAGATATGCTCTTTGTGGCAGAGCCAACTGAGCCAGTCCCACCGACCCCAGTGATAGCCTGGAAAGTAATGACCTCTGACGGCATTGTTTGCACAGCACCCGTGGCAGAGTTTCCTGTAACGGCTCGCAGTCTGCTAGTTGTAACTGAGCCAACAGAGGTTGTTGACTCATTGCCAACTGCCTCAATGGTCAATACTTCCTGAACGCTGCCAATGGACAGGGTTGAGGAGTTACCTGTAATGGCTTGGACTGATGACGGGGATAAAGTGCCAATTACACAGGTAGACGCATTGCCTGTGATGGCAATAGAAACAGACAGACTGACTGTTCCGACATTGCCTGTGGCAATTGTCCCGTCTTCTTGAACCGATCTATCGGTCAGCAACGTGCCAACGGCAGAAGTAGACGAGTTGCCACTGATGACAACATTACCTATGCCATAGGCTCCCTTGCCGTAATAGCCTGTGCCGTAAGCAGCCATGCCGCTGCTCCCGTGTTAAGCCAGCCGAATCAGGCCGGTGCTTGCGTCATTGGTTGGCATTGTCAGGGTGAACGTGCCAGCCGTCACTGTCTGAGAGCCAAAGGTATGAACGCTTACTGCCTTGTTGGATTGGGTCGAGTTGTAGATCAAGACCGCGTCAAAGGCTGTCGAGAGAGTCACGGCAGAGTAAGAGATGCTTGCGCTTGGGGTGACAAACGCTGTAGTTCCACTTGTGCTTGGCACAGTGCCAAAAGTCACAGTAACACCGCCAGCCGTGTAGCCAGTGCCTGACACCTCATTGGTGGAGGAGTAGGCAGTGGTTGTTGCATCGACTGTGGCAGTTGCCAAGTACAGGGCCGCTTTGAACGTGTCAGCAGTTGTAGCGGCACGGACTACACCAGTACCAAAATTGTGATGGCCGACCAATAACTCGCCCTTGAACGAGGTACACATTGCCTGAGTATTTGCCATGATTATCCTAAAGGTTGAGCAACGGCTAGTGTTGCGACGTTGCGTTTCAAAGTCATATCAACGGAACGGTGAACAAGTTCATTGTTCTGCCAGTACTCGACCCACCGAGTTGTCTCGTTCTCAGTATCAATTATCCCCTCTTTTTTCTCAAGTAGGGAGTCATCCATTTCGCCTTTGGTCGTGGTGATTAGCATTTCTACCCCAGTGTTCTTGCTCGTGCAGTCAGAGAACCGCCCGATGTTGTGCTTCGGTCATCTGCAAGTTGCAGTTGCTCTATTCCAGCAAGGTACAGCGCAGACCAGACAGAGATACGCGCATCGTCCTGTAGGTAAGGCGCGGCCTGTAGGAGTGAACCGTACAGGTAGATGTCAGGGGATGAGGTCAGTAAAAAGTTGGTTTCATTAGAACTTGATAACTTAGTTAACTTTGCGTAGTAGGTAAGTTCGCCTGTGTACGATGTATCAGGGGCTGGGACAACGCGAATCTGAGTTCCAACAATGCTGAAGTAAGCAGGCTTTCCTGCTGCATTTGTGCGTGATGCCAATATGTCCAGCGAGTCCATAGTCTCAAACTGCATTGGAGTCACTGGGTTTGTGTTTAACTTAAATGCTCGTGTCTCTAGGAAGTTGTCAGGAACCGCGCTGTACTCGGTATTGATAAGCGCATCAGCGCGGACAATCATCTGACGTGTACGCAAGTTGCGTTCGATCTGAGCCTCGGCCAGAGAAATGAAGTCAGGGATTGCAGCCGTCAGGTCGGCACGGACAAGCCAGTCCGCTACTGATGCCTTGAGTTCGGTGTATGTCGTTAGAGCCATTAGGTAGCCTTTTCCTTTTCCTCAAGGTCACGCATGACCCATGTGTGGTCGTGCTTGAATTCAAACGTCCCAATGTGTCCAATTTCTTTAGACACGTCGTGGTCAATCCATATCTTAAACCCTGCGGCCTGTGCCTTGCGGCAGAAGAAAATATCCTCACCGATGTAGCCACGTTTGTCGGTGCGCCAAGGAGTCTCAAACCAAGGCTCTGTCAACGCCTCAAAGACGTTGCGCTTGATGAGCATTACGCCCATCCCGATGCTGCCAACTTCCTCAACGCCTGTAGATTCGGGCATTGTGTAGACCAACTCGCGCTCTCCGTCAGGGCCGTACTTCTGAGCCGTTGGACCTGTGGGCATCCTGCGACGTGCGCAGTTGGTTGCCACGATGTCAAGGTCGTGCTTTAGCAGCCTCTCAATCATGTCCTGTGGGAATGTCATGTCCGAGTCAATGAATAGGACGTGGGTGCAGTTCTCGCGCATTGCGTCAAGGCAAAGGTCTGCTCGTTGGTTTTGGATCAACGTACCCTGCATGATCTTCAGAGCAATTGCGTCTGTGGTGTTCAGCGTGTGATAGGCCACCATGTTGACCATGCAATAGGTGTAATTTGCGTGGACCATGTCACGCGCTGGGGTGCAGACTGCAATGTAATTCATACTTGTCCTGGGCGAGTTCTAAAGTAACGGTTTTCAGGGTCGTTTAACCAGCGTTTCATGTACGCGTCATCGTCCAACTTACCCTGCGCCTTGAGTTCAAAATAGATACTCAAAGGAATGCTCGCAACCTTATTCCACTCGCCATACTTGGAGTGCTTTTCTTGCAGGTTGAAGTCCTGCTTGTTCTCTTCAATGATCGCAGTGATGTCCTGCTTGGTTTCAATGGTCGCCTCATCGGTTTCCGAGTTGTAGTGCCATGTGCGATTGATGCCCAAGGCATCATTGCGATCAAAATGTTTTGATTCAATCATGTAAAAAAGAGCCAGGTTTCCCTGGCCCTTTCCCTTTTTACTATCAGGAAGTAACTAAGTCAGCAGCAATGCCATGAGCATTCTCTGCCAACACCTTGTGACCCCACTCGACGATCAACATACGCTTTTCAGCGTCGCCGGTCTTAGCCAACTCAACTTGTTGGTAAGGACGGAGGACGGTCATCTTTGCGTAATCAGGATCGATCACGAAAGCGTCACGCTCACGTTGGAAACGGTTGGGAACCACTTGCACGTTCCCGAAGTCGCTGACGTAAACGTCTGCTGCGCCAACGATGGTGGCAGGACGTGCGCCGCCATCAATGTTGAAACGAGAAGATGCAATGCCGGAGAAACCGGATACGCGTTGCTTGTTGACAGGACCAGTCATCAAGATTTTTGGAGAGCCGCCGGAAGTCCATACTTGCTGGATGACGTTCTTCAAAATTGTCTCAGTGAAGGTACGGACGTTGCCGTCTGTACGTGCGCTGCTTGGCAGGGTTGTGTACGATGGGTTAGCACCGTTGGTCTGCATATCAACGTTGGTCTTGATAAACGATTGCAAGGCAGCAGTCGCACGAGCAACAGTAGTGCTACCAGCAGCAGCAACTGCGCTGTTAAGCATACTGAACTCTTGGTCACGCTTCAACTCAGAGCCGCGCTTGGCGATCTGATAAGCCAACTCAGAGCGACGGCCAGCCTTGTTGACAGTCTCTTCAGTTGCGGACAACACGATAGTCTTGCGAGAGATTTGCGCGTAGTTTTGCAAACGAACAGTTGCAGTCACTGAGTCGAATGATGTAACGTCATCACCCTCCAACTGTGCATTTGCAGCAGCAGCGGCGAGTACGTCGGTTTGCCATTCGTACAGGCTGTTAGAAACATTCTCACGTCCAATGTTGGACATATAAGGTGTCTCTTCAGGGGAGATGTTTGTAATTACATTGGAAAGGTCTTCACGGATACCCTTTGCAGAGTAGGTGGTAAAGGTGTTAGCAACAATAGCCATTTAAGTGCCTCATTTCAGTAGAAGTTCAATTGCGGTAGCCGCGTCTTGGACGCGACCAGTTTTTGCAAGACGCTTTTGTGCGAGAGTACTTCCAGTTGACTGTGAGACGCGACCTGCTGCACCAGGCTTGGCAGGGCGAGGGCCGTTGTTGACTACCGGTTTGATGTTGCCCCTTTTGGACATCATCTGTTCGTACAGGGCTGCTTTACGCAGTACCGATACGACTCGGTGGTCAAATATGTTCTTCAGTTCATCAGGTGCAAATCCAGCCTTTTGGCCAAACTCGATCAGCATAGACTTCTCGGCTTTTGCCTTCTCTGGATCGCTCCATTGAGGCAGTGCCTTCAGCAACAAATTCTGCTCATTGGCAAGAAAATGCTGCATCGTCTGTGCTTGCTCCTGCTGTGAAATCTGATTGAGCCGTTGCTGTTCGGATTGAATAGCACGTGCCTTCTCTTGGTTTTCACGCATCACCTCTTTCTGCCGTACCCATTCGATGGGGTCCTCTTGGTAGAGGCGATCCCAGTCGATCTGTGGCTCGGCTGCTTGCTGAACTTGAACTTGCAACGCTCCAAGTAACTGAGCGTACTGACTACGCTCGGCACGGATTGCTTCAGCCTCTTGCTCGACTTGCTTTCGCACTTCGGCAATTTGCTGCGTCTTCCGTGTGTAGTCTTGTGTCCGTGAATAACCTTTTTGGAGTTCGTCCAATGTCACCGATACTTCTTGTCCGTCAACTTTGACGGTGAAGGTCTGTGGCTGGCTTTCCTCTTCAGATTCATCACTTTCTTCAGACTGTTCGTTGTTCGTTTCGTCATCGGCTGCGTCTGCACTCTCCGATAATTCTTCGTCCAACGCCGCAGAGTCGGATTGCTCCTCCTCTATTTGCGCCTCGTCAATTGACTGTTCTCCCTCATCGGGCAGTATTGAAGAGATTGCATTCACCGCTTCGGTGATACTCATTGGCCCTGCTGGGACACTTCCTTGTGGGGTTGGTGTTGTTGACATGGCTGCTTTCTAATTACTTACTGACACGCTCGATGGCACGTTGTGCCACCTTTGCGTTGTCCATCATTTTCGATAATTCTATTTTCAGATTCTCAATTGCCTTGAGCATAGACCAAGCGATCTCACGTTTGGCTGACTCCTCCGGCTTGGTAGACCTGAAAACCCAGACCTGATCTGCCTCCATCTTGTTGATGGCAGTGTTGAAGGATTCATCCTCCAAGAACTGTTTGGCTTTCAAGCCTTTGCGAACTACTTCTTCATCATTCATTTACGCCATTCCTGTAGGGTTGATGGGCGCAGCCATAGGTTGCATCGCCTGATTGACGATATTTGCCTGTTGCTGCAATACTTCTCGATCCATGTCCTGCGCAGCCTTAATCTCCGCAGTACTGATCTGTGTGTTGTACTTTAACTCAAGTTCGTATTTCTTTAGTAGTCCATCTTGTGCCATTTGGTCACGACGGAAGTCATCGTCACGAATCATCTGATCGCGCTTGAGTTCCAACTCAGCCGCCTTCTTCTGAATGTCGGCCTCGATTGACTTGGCCTGTACCTGCGCCAACACCTCTTCAGGGCTTAGTTTTGGTGCTGGGGCTGGTGGTGGCTGGTAGTCGGCAGGGATGGCGTTGAAGTACTGGCTGGTGTCGGCAAAGCCGGACATCTCCACAATCTTGCGCAATGTGTAGGCGTACTGGGACGGGGTCACCAACGGATTCTGTGGTCCGAGTTGGGTCAGAGCCTCCTGCTGCTTGGCAGAAATCATCATCAGTGCCTGCATACGCTCGTTCATGTCGCCGTTGCCAAGCCCGATATTGATGTTCACATCCATGTTGGCATTCCAAGCACGGGGGTCGATCTCCACAAAGTCGTTGCGCAGACGAATCATCCGAGGCTTGTCCTGGTGCGTAGTCATCAGGAACAAGATTCCCTTAAAGAGTTTCTTCAT